GTTTATTTGTCTTGGTTTTCTGTAGGTAGAATCGTGAAATTAGCTAAGCCTGTCAAGGCGTCGCTATTTCAGTCTATCGTACAAGAACCAAAAGACATCGACTCTGTCCGATGTGTTCTTGGAAGGATAAAACAGAACTTCCCTGAATTGCAGAGGGCGTATCTTCCGTGGCTCACCCAGATTCCTTTAAAGAAAGGCATCAGGTGGGTTCCTACGTGGAAATCCACTCCTAATGATGATCGACAGTTCCCTTCTCCTGATGTTGGAGATCGGGTTCCGACTATCTTTACTTCTTTGAAGCATGAGTTAGCGGCATTCGCTCACCAACTCAATGTCATTCATTCATTTGAGGGTGTGTTTTCTCCAGGTATTCTTTTTAGGGAGAGAACCATGTGGCCTCTCCAATATAGAGAGAATACTCGGATATGTAATGAAGATTTGGATTATTATGAGCGCTCTACTTTAGCAGTAGGCTTTCAGTCTGTTGCGTCCGCTTATGATTCATCTTGGTTACATTTCGGTAGGATAGCTCAGTCGGTTGAAGGAGGAGGAAAAAGACGTTTGTTTGGTATAGGAAACTATGTTAAACAACGTCTTCTCCAACCTGTGCATGAATGGGCTATGCGAGTCTTATCTCGCATACCTATGGATGGGACATTTAACCAAAGTGCTCCCATACATCGGTTAGCCAGACTAGAGACAAAGGGCTTTATTGCCTCTTTCGATTTAAAATCTGCTACTGACCGATGGCCAGTTTCGGTCATTCATGATGTGTTTGCACTCATGTTTGGCCCAACACTGGCATCATGTGTGGTTAATGGCTGTCGAGCCGTAAGTGGATTTTCAGTGGTTCAGCCTATGGTTAGGCGACCTTCAAAAGTATGTTTTAAGACTGGTCAACCCTTAGGTTACTTTTCCTCTTGGCCGCTTTTTGCGTTGTCCCACCACTATATTGTGTGGTTGGCAGCAAAGCAAGCCTATCCAAATCTGGATGTGTTCGAC